TCATGAATTCCATGATGACTTTTTATCTTTCATTTTTTCACACCCAAATATCAAATCAAAAAATATAACACACATTGTTGTTTTAAAACTTGTTATGAAGCAAGCTCAAGCTAGGGGGTATCACAACAATAATATCTACCGAGATTTTAGAGCATCATCAGAAAAGAGTGAAAACATATATCTGAACACTACTGATATTGATAAATTATTTGCCTTTGATTTAAAGGATAAACCAAAACTTGAAAGGGTTCGAGATTTATTCCTGATAGGATGTGAAACTGGGTTAAGGTTTGGGGATTGGTCTAGGATAACAAAAACAGATATTTCAGTAGAGGAAGGTATAGAAATCATTAGTATAAAAACATCCAAAACAGGGGAGAGGGTAGAAATCCCTTTAAGCTATATTGCCAAAACTATCCTAACAAAATATGATTACGTACTACCTAGAGCGATTTCAAATCAAAAGACTAATAAGTATTTGAAAGAACTTTGTGAGTTGGTTGGTTTTGAGGAAGAATTATCTTTACACAGAAGAGGGGAGGACATGATAAAGAAGCGATATGAATTGATTTCAACACATACCGCTAGAAGGAGTTTTGCCACCAATGCTTATCTATTGGGTATCCCATCGATTTCAATAATGAAAATTACTGGACACAAAAGCGAAAGCTCTTTTATGAAGTATATAAAAGTTACTAAGCGAGAAACTGCTGTCAGTTTAGGTAAGCATGAGTTTTTTGCTAAACGTAGAACTCAAAATGTTAAATTAAAGAGAATATAATATATTTTGCATCATCTTGTTTGTTTAGTTCAATAATGATGCATATATTTGTATCACTCATCAAGGAACTGGTAACTCCTTTTATTCTTACATATATATATGGTAATAATTGTATAGTGGCTTATATATTATATATAGCCTAATAAACATTATTGCTATGTCTTTAGTACCAAATCAACAAATGGTTGTCACTATAACTATTGAGCAATTATCCTCAATAGTTGAAGATGCTTCAAAAAAAGGAGCATTAAGAGCTTTAGAAGAAAAAGAACATAAAGAACTACAATCTAGCCTTTTGAGTAAAGATTTTTTATCTATTAAAGAAGTAGGACAGCTATTTAGTATTTCACGAGTAACAGTAGATCGTTGGTGTCAACAAAAAAAGTTGAAAAAGATATATATCAATGGTGTTCCTCGTTTTGACACTAAAGAGTTAAAAAAACTACTCAAAGCTGCCTAATGGATTATTTACTCATAGGCACACATGCTTTGACTATCCTATTATGTCAAATTCTTATCTGGCAATACTTTAAAGGGAGCAAAGCACTCAAGTTGATTTTGAGTGTGGTAGTTTTTATAATATTTACCTTTTACTCGGTGATGATATTCCGTAGTGGTAAAGCAAGAAACAAAAACTTGCAATAATTCGTTATAATTCATATATTTGTTGAAGTCACAACCTAGATTGTATTTATTTATAACAGGGAGGACTACTTACATACATAAATTATATAATAACAATATAGATTAGAGACGGTCTTTATGGCTTTCTACTCTAATCCATATTGTTATTTTTTTTGCCACTAAGCAATAAACATCAATGCATCTATTGTAAGTAGCTCCAAGAAACATCTTTATAAAAATGAGTGGAAGCGTTAAATCAGTTAAATCAGTAAAGTCACGAGTACTAAAAACAGCAGAGATCAACTGGCGAACAGCCAAGTGGTTACAAAATGATAATCTAAAAGATTTGTCTGATGAAGGCATGGAAAAGCTCAAGACCTCTTTATTAGAGAATGATTTTGTAATGCCTTTTAATGTTTGGGAAGAGGATGGAGTTGGAATTTGGATACTTGATGGACATCATAGAGAAAAAGCACTCACTGAACTCCAATCTGATGGCTATGAAGTTCCAGAGCAATTACCAGCGACTTTCATCAGATGTGAGGACAAACAAGAAGCTGCAAAACTCGTATTGATTTACTCTTCTATTTATGCCAAAATTACCAATGAAGGATTAAATGACTTTATAGAACTTCATGAACTAGACCTTGAAGCCTTCAAAGATGAATTAGACCTTCCAGAGTTTTCCATGCACCGATTTGAACAACAGTTTACTTCTTTTGATGATGAGGAGCAAGAAGAAGAAAGCCATAAAATCGAAGACTTCACAGAGATACTCGTCAAAACTGGTGATATTTTCAAGCTTGGTAAACATATCCTTTACTGTGGCGATGGACTGGATAAGGAAAACTGGCAGAAGCTCTTAGCACTTTTAGGTGAGGATATTAATATTAAAGCCAGAATGATCTATACTGATCCACCATATAATTTACCTGCGGATGCCATTGGTAACTTAGGTAAAAAAAGACACAAGGATTTCGCTCAAGGAAGTGGAGAAATGAGTGATGAAGAGTTTATGTTATTCCTTCGCAAGATTATGGATGTTTCTTGCTTCATTTCTATTGAAGGCGCTTTGCATTATATCTGGATGGACTTTAGGCATGTATGGCACATGACCGAAGCAGGTCGAGAGCCATATAAAACACTTGAACCCAAACAAATGTGCATTTGGAATAAAGACATCGCAGGGATGGGTTCATTCTATCGAGCCAAACATGAACTCTGCTTTATTTACAAGTTTGACCCAACAGGTAAATCCAAACACTTGTCTAATGTGGATCTAAAAGATCGCATTAGAAATAATGTATGGGAGTATGCTGGCGGCAATAGTTTATCCAATCCAGATCGAGAGCAAGTGAAATCACATCCAACACCTAAAAATGTAGCCATGAGCAGGGATGCGATTATGGATGTAACCAAGTCAGGCGATTTAGTGGTTGACTTCTTTTTAGGTTCAGGTACTACACTGATCGCAGCTGATCAGACGGATCGAGTATGTATTGGCACTGAAATCGAACAGCATTATTGTCAACACATTATCATGAGATATAAACGACATTGTGAGAAAGAAGGCAAACCTATGGAGTTTGAACACTTGAATGGAGAGCTGACGATGGAGCAGATACAATCCACTGTGATTGATAATCCAGTGTTTTAAATTAATCGAGATTATAAATATCTATAAAAATTATAAAAAGAATAAAAAGAATAACCAAACAAGGACAAAAAACATAATACCAAATGGCGGAAACAACGAGAGCGACAGAAATAGAAAAACTCAAACGATTAAAAACCGTTGCTGGCTGGCTAGTTGAAGGACATACTCAGGGAGAGATACTTTACAATATCGTCACTAAATGGGGTTTATCAGAGTCGCAAGCCTATAATTATATCTCTGAGGTCAAAAAGAGTTGGAAGGAGGATTTGAAAGGCGATATACAAGCGTTTCGAGATTTAGCCATAAAGCGAAATTTGGATAGCTTAACCAAGCTTAGAAAGGAGGTTAATAGTGTTTATGCCAACACTAACTTGGATACCTATAAACGCATTCAGATGATTGGCATCCTTGAAAATAGGTTGAGTGCTATTCGTCAAGACATTGCAAAATTACAAGGACTATATGTAGAAAAAATCGAGCATGGAGGTAACGTTGGAGGGGCGCTATTACTTAAATCCGTAAATGACATGAATGATGAGCAGATTGCACAAGAAATCGAAAGATTACATCGATTACGAGAGGAAGATGCTGCTGCTGATGAGGGAGAAACTGAGGAGGAAAGCGGATAAGGATTTACTCGATTTTACTTACTACACCAATTATAGATATGTAGCTAATTGGCATCATAGAATAATAGCCGAAGAACTCACAAGGTTTATTAAATCCGAGAAGGCAGAGCGATTAATGCTCTTTGTTCCTCCTCAACACGGAAAATCGGAGTTGGCGAGTAGAAGGTTGCCAGCTTTTGCTTTGGGACTAAATCCAGATTTAAAAATAGCTGCTTGCTCATATTCTGCTGACTTAGCAAAATCTTTTAATCGAGATGTCCAACGGATTATACAAACAAGAGAATACAAGGAGGTATTCCCAGATACTAAACTCAATGAAAAAAATGTCGCTACGGATGCTAAAGGCGCATTCCTGAAGAACTCACAAGAGTTTGAAGTAATAGACCACTTAGGGAGTTACAAGGCGGTGGGTACAATGGGCCCATTATCAGGTAGAACAGTTGATTTGGCAATTATAGATGACCCGATTAAAGATCGGTTAGAAGCCAATTCTCCAACTTATCGACAGCGACTTTGGGAATGGTATTTAAATGTACTTGAAACGAGATTGCATAATAACTCCAAAGTCATCATGATTTTGACCAGATGGCATGAGGATGATTTAGCAGGGAGGTTATTGGATCGGGAGCCAGAAAAGTGGAAGGTAGTAAAACTACCAGCATTAAGAGAAAAAGAAGTCACTCATCCAAAAGACAAAAGAAAGCTAGGAGAAGCATTATGGGAAGAGCGACACTCCAAAGAGAAATTGATGCGAATGAGGGGATTAGATGAAAAGACATTTATCTCCTTGTATCAACAAAGACCAGCTCCTGAAGAGGGGAATAAGGTCAAAAGTAGATGGTTTGAGTATTGTCATGCTAAAGAAGTTCCAGAAAATCTCAAAAAGGATTTATGGATTGATGGAGCTTATACCAAAAAGACAGAGAATGATCCAACAGGATTGATGGTCACCGCCTTTGATAAGGATAATTCAACGCTTTATGTTTGGAATGCGCATGATGATTATTTAGAGATGCCAGACTTATTGGATGTAGTTCCTGAATACTCAGAACTACATCATTTGAATGGCAAATCATTGGTCTTTATTGAACCCAAAGCGAGTGGTAAATCACTCAAACAAATGCTCAAGAAAATTACCAAACTAAATGTGGTTGAAATTCAAAATCACTTAGTGAGTGAAGGTAAGGAAGCCAGAATACAAGTGGCATCTCCAAAGGTAAGAGCAGGAAGAGTGGTATTAGTGAAAGGTACTTGGAATGATCGGTTTGTCAATCAAATCTGCACATTCCCAAATGCGACAAATGATGAATATGTGGATTTATTGGGTTATGCATGTCATCATTACTTTGATGAAAAACCAAAAGGTAAAATCAGAGCCATCGGTAAAAAGCGAAAGCACCAATGGTAGTTTAAATAATAATTGAATAATAATTTCAAATAACATAATCATTTTTTAAAATTCATAGATCATGGCTAAAAGACAGCAAAACAGACAGAATAGACAGAATAGACACAGAAAACCAGTTCCTGTAAAAACAGAAAAAACGGAGAACCCAGTAGAAGAGGTAAATGAAGAGTTGAAGGTTGAAACTCCTCCAGTTACTAATGAGGCTGATAAAATTCAAGAGGAGAATGCAGTCAACGAAGAGCCAAAGGTTGAAAATACCAATGAAGTTCCAGTTACTGAAGAAGCTAAAGTTGAAGGCAAAGAACAGCCTAAAGTTGAAGCTAAAGATAAAGCTGAAACTACTCCTCCAGTTGAAGGCAAAGAAGAAAAGGAAGAAGCTAAAACTAGAAGTGTGAACAACACAGAAACCTCAGCACCTCAAGCACCTCCTATTCCACAAGTTCCAGAATTTCTAGAACTTCCAGAGGAAAGAAGCTATAAAGAACAGTTTGAAGCTTTTCAAAAGGATTATAAAAAACTATATATCCAAGCGGTTTTGATCCAACGCAAAGCTAAAAGCGCTGGTATTCCTTACACTGGAAGGCTTATTAACTTAGAAAAGTCATTGCATAGAAATGCTAAAAGTTTGAGAATTGCAATTCCTTCTAAGTTTGATATTAAATAATATTAAATAGCACTTTAAAGTATCTAAAAATACCTAAAAACACTTCAATGATAGATATTAAAGTAAAAGGTCAGGTCTTCAAAATGATTGAAAATTGGGGAGACCTGACCTTAGAACAAGGCATAGCGCTTCATAAAATCGCCTTTCGATTACCAAAGGAGGTGAAGGAACTCTATGCCTTATCTCTTGGTGAATTAAGTGGTGAAAACAATCAAAAGCAAATCCAAGAATTACAAAAAGAACTCTCTGAACATCAAAAAATCAGATTGTTACCACAGCTGTATGGTGAGTTTATTGGAGTATTGACAACTATTGACCAGGCGTTGATTGACAAACTGACACCATTGGCTCGAACCAATTTTTATAATAAATATCTGCTCCAATATGTATTGGGCATTCTATTCTTTCCAGTGAATTTTTCACCGATTAAGGAGGATAGTTTCAACATCGAAGGAGTGAAATATTACTATCCTAAGAGTAGGCGCTTCATGGTTGGAACAGAAGAAATCGAAGAGCCATTTATTGATGGCACTGCCTTGGAGTTTACAGAAGTAGCTGACTTGGAAGTAGCTGCAAAAGAGTTGGAAGGAGGTCGTTTTGAAATGGCTGCCAATATCATTGCCATCCTATGTCGACCTGAAGGAGAGAAATACAATGAACAAGTGTCATTGAAGCGAGTACCGATATTGATAAAACACCTGAGAATGGACATCGTTTGGCAAGTTTTTTTTTATATCACCAAGTCTTTCAGCACTGTCAACAACTCCATCCTAACCTCTTTGAAAGAAGTCATGGCAATTCAAAAGGAGATGCACCAGACTTGATGCGATATGGTTGGTATGCTCAAATTCAATCACTAGCAGAAGATAATCCGATACTGATTGAAAAAATAGAACAAATGAATGTTTGGGCATTTCTAAGAGCATTAGCCATTAGAGATGCTAAAATCAAATATCAAAATAGTTTGGATGAACAATGATGCAATAACCATCGATGAACAAATAAGAGCCGACTTCTTTCAAATCGCTAGAGAAGTAGGTTGTGAAGGCACAATTGGTGACTTTGTTTCTGCCATCAATAATGGAGGCAATAACTATCCTTTGTTTTTGCTAACTCCTCTAGTGAGCTCTTACCAAAAAGATCAGGGACATGAACAAGATTTTAATATCACCATGTACTTCTTTGACTTGTACCAAACCGAAACAGGAGAAACACCTAATGAAGAGGAACTATGGCAAATCTGGGGCAGAGTAGCCGAACTAGCCAATAAGTTTCGGTTAAAGCTCTATGAACCAAACTGGATCGTCAAATATGTATTGAATTCATCTTATAAGGTAGAACGCAATGCCTTTGCACTTGGAACTGATGAAACAGTATTTGTAAAAGTCAATTGCTCTATACGAGTTTATTCTAACTGCTAGAAAGTATTAAAATATGAATAGCCTACTACAAGAAACAGCCAATTATCTCAAGGAACAACTAAAAGCCAAGTTAGTAGCTCAAGATCATGTGGCAACTAAAAAGCTTTTAAACTCCATTGATGTAACGGTTCAGGAAACAGTTAGCGGTTGGAAGTTAGTCGGTACTAACCTGTTTTATGGAAATGTCCAAGATACAGGCTTACGACCAGGTGTTTATGTTCCGATTAAAGCCTTAATTGATTGGATTAGAGCTAAGAAAATCAATCTATTTGGAAGACGAGAGCTAGACATGGCTTATGCCATCAGAACCAATATTTACAAGCGAGGAACGCCAACAGATGGTAATCCTGAAAAGAAAAGATGGATTAGCAGCACTCTTGAAGAAGAAACTCCAGCCATCAAACAAATGGTTCAAAAAGCTCTAAAAATTGAAATAGAATTGATGGTCAAAAATATGATTGAGAACACTCAAAAGACATTTTAAATATCCTTTAAAGATTATGGCAATAACAATAACCTATTCACCCTACGAAATATCATCCGCTCATCGACAGATGAGGTTTGTAGCTCAAAGCAATGCTACAGC